ATCGTAGGTCAGGCCGATAAGCCGCCCGTCGCCGAGCACACACCATATGATGTCGTCCGGCTCCTTCTGGTACTCCATGTCCACGATGCCCGAGCGCGTAATCTCTGGGTAAAGCACGTTCATATCACGCGGCACCCAGGCATCCACTTGGATGTCGAACCGCAGCTCCATGATGCGCCGACCACCCACGCGCGCGAAGATGACCGCATCCTCGACCAATGCAGGCTCCAACTCCATCGACCCCTCTGCGCTCTGCAGGTCGAACTTCACGTTCTCCGGGCCGAGCGGGGCGGTCGTCACATTCTCGCGAATGGCAATCTCCGCCCCCGCCGTGCCAACAATCAGCGCATTGCCAGGGCGCATCCAGCGCACCTTGTCGACGTTGCCGACGGCAAGCGTCAGATTGAGCGCGTTGTCCGCCAGAATCTCACCCATAGTGTCGACAGCGTGCGAAGCGTAATCACCCGCCACCGATGCATAGATGTTCTGCCCGCCGCCCCACCACAGACGATCGCGCCAGAAGGCGGTCTTGTACGGGAAGGCCCCACCCATCCCGAGACCCCACGCGCCTACACGGTAGTTGCAAGAAGCCGAGGACAGCAGCTCAGTCGGAGCCACGCCCGGACCGATGACATCCGCATCGACCTGCGTCGTGCTCGTCACCGCCGTGATCTTGAGGATGACATACCCGGGGTGCAGGAACTTCCAGAGCACACCCGCGCTGCCGTCGTAGTCCTGCCCCTCCTCGTGGATAGGCCGGATGGTGCCGGTCGTCGTGCCGCTCACGACCTCGTAGAACTTGCCCGCAGACTTGCGGATGTTCCCGGTCGAGACAGTCTTTCCCGTCTCCCACTGCGTCGTCGTGATGTTGATAGGCTGCAACCGCAGCAGCATACCAACCGAACTGTTGTCGAAGATGGCCGCGCCAGAGGTGACCGTCACGTTTCCGGTCGTCGCCGACAGCGAGAACGCAGAAGGCGTGGAGGGCTCGCGCTGGAACGGCCCATCCGTCGGAGCATAGGCCGCAAACGCCCAGTTCGTGTTCCCAGAGCGCGTCAAAGTGCGCGGCTCGTACCCCTCGCAGCCGACATAGAGCACATCGCCCGACTGAGCGATCGACAGCGCAGAGGTGCGCTCCGCCGTGAACAGGTCTTCCGCGGCATACGGACTCGCGACCGTGTACACCCGCGCCACATCGCCGTTCCCGCTATACACGCCATAGCCGGTCGTATCGACCACGCCGCCATCGATGTCGTAGAGCTCGAAGGTCTTCGCGCCAGCGTTGACGTTGGTCACCTGCACATAGCGACCATTGACCTCGCTCATCCCGGCGACCGCCGTAATGTACATCCAGTCCCCGTTCGACGGATCAGCGCCGACATAGGTCAGGACGCCGGGGCTCGCATTGGTGATGCCAGAGACATCGAGCGGGGCTTCCAACACCACGCCGCGATCGGTGTAGAACCGGCAATAGTAATCGCCGAACTCGATGACATACGCCTGATCAAAGGCGAACTCAAAGCGCTGCAGCCATATCCGCTTGTCGGGATACCGCGCCTGCAGGACGTACTTAGTCCCAGGACAGCGCTTCACCGGCCCCTGCGCTGACGGGATGAACCGGCGCATCCGGTACACAGAGGATGCGTACTTCTCGAAGTCCGTCCGGCCGCTCATCAGCGCCCCGACTTCGCCCCCGTTGAAGTTGACGATTGCTGGATTAACGCTTGGCATTAAAGCCTCACGGACAGCCAGGATGTGTCAGCAATCGACTCCGGTGGGTTCTCGATGGCGTTCGCACGGACCGCCTCCATCAGGCACAGACGATAGTCGCGCAGCGCCGCATTCTTCTTGGCGTCAGATTGCGTCAGCGCCTCGGCGACGTTGTACGACAGCAACGACGCGAATGCCTCATCAAACGCAGAGTCAAACTTGGTCGGGTCCGTGATGCGAGCCAGATATCGCAGGTTCATCTGCCCGGAACTGTTCGTCAGAATCTTCCCGCCCTCAAGCTGGTACTCCTGTCCACCGCTTCCGATCAGGTCGGACAGGTCAGGAGCCGGGAAAAACGTACCTACCTGCAAGATGCGCAGGCAGTCAGCCGGGACTGTGTACTGGAAAGAGTAGCCGAAGGTCGGCGTCGCAGCGTCTGCCGCCACGTTCGCTCGCTTCACGCAGAATCGCCAGTTGTAAGTACGCTGCAGCTTGTCGCGCAGCATCCCATAAATGGCGTTTAGCTCACGCGCAGGCTTGGTGTTTTCCGTGAGCGAAGTAATCCGCAGGTCACCAATCTTGGTGAGCGCAAGATTCGCAATCGCTACGTCACTCGTGGCCACGGGCAGCAGCCCTTAGGCCGGAGGCCAAGCGTCCTGAGCGATGGCTTCCCTGAGCGTGTCGATTGCCAACAGCACCTCGAGCTTGCTCATGCCGATGAGGTCCACGCGGACCTCGACATCGAGACTGGTCGTGGAAGCGCTCTCGGTCACGTTGCGAACGCCCTGATTACCGCGCTCGATGCCGTAGAAACGATCTGACATGGTCTGCTCCTAAGAGAAGGGGCGAGCCGGTCAACCCGGCCCGCCCCGGTTCGTCACGCCGTGTAACGGCCAATCACCTTCACCGTGCCGGTCGACGTAGCGGCGGCCGTGAGGGTGAACGCCACGTCGTACTGCACCGACGGATCGCTGGTCAGGCCGAGAGCCTGCCAGAGTTCCTGACCGCCGTTGGCGATCGAGAACACACCCGACTCGTGCAACACATCGGCGCCGGTGAGCGTCGAGGTGAGCGCCTGAGCCGAGGCGAACAGGTCAGCGTCCACCACCGCACCACCGTCTTTCTCGGTGCGATAGAGGCCGATGTCCGTCAGGGCGCCGTTGATCGACGGGCAGTACACCCGAAGATCGGTCATGACCGCGTTCGACGGCACCCGGAAAAACCGGATGATGCTGCCGATGCTGTCGAGGTTGATCACGCTGGACGTGGAGACCTTGGCGCGCTCGAACCCACCGTCTACACGGGGGTTGTTGAGCACGGCGGGAACCGTGTCAGCGTTGGAGATCAGGGAGGACTTGCGGAATTCGACTGCCATGGTGATTTACTCCCTTACTCGGCACACAGGATGTCGACGACCTTCTTCTCTTCGGTGCGCGTGGCGCCGAAGGTTCCCATCAGGTAGACCTGGAAGGGATGCGAAGAGAGGTCACGACGCTGCGTGACGTTGGACGTGATGTCGTTCCACATGCCCAGGTGCACGCCCGACGGCACCCAGACAGGGCAGCGACGGTGCGTGGTACCCGAGGACACGGGGAGACGCTCGGTGTGGATGAAGTTGATCCCGAGGAAGCGGGTCACCTTGCCATCCTGCAGCACCGGAGCATCGGTGTTGAAGTCGGCGTTGGTCACCTGCAGCTGCCCGAGAAGATCGTCGTGCTGCTCGGCGCTGATGGCGCAGTACGCCGGTTCAGCATCGAGGTCCACTTCGTTCTCCATCAGGATTCGACGAGCCTCGCGCAGCTTGTCCACCGTGAGGCCGACGTTGCCAGCGGCAGCGTAGTTCACGGCAACCTGCTGGTTGGCGGTGTCGAACGTGGTGTTCGTGCCACCGGCCTCTCCCGTCTTGTTCGTGCCGAAGATGCCCGAGATGATGACGTCATCGATCGCACGACCCATCGCGTAGAGACCGTTCTGCGAATAGGCAGACTGCGGGTCGGCGAGGAGACGGAGCTTGTCGAAGTTGTCGATGAGGTCCGCCCAGTCGTAGTCCTCGGGGAACACCCACCGACGGTTGTTCGGGGTGTTGACCGGGACGATCGGCTGGTAACGGGTCGAGACAGCGCGGGCGCTGGTGGCACCGTACTGCGTCACGACCTCGGACTGCTTGCCCTTGTAAGAACCAGTCTGCACCGCTTGGCGCAGCTTGGAGCCCTTCTGCTGCAGAAGCAGCGAGATGTTCGTGCCGTACTGAACGGCATAAACGGATGCGATATTGTCGGCCATGTGAGCCTCCTGAAAAAAGGTTGAACCTGTTCTCGGATGGCTTGTCCTTGCGGGGCCGGAATCCTTGC